AGGAGGTGGAGTTTCTGCCGTTTCGGAATTTGAGCGTTTGGCAGCCAATAAGACTAAGCCGATTGTGGCATTGGTTGATATGTGTGCGTCTGCACATTATTGGGCTTCCTGCTTGGTTGCAGACCACATCATGGCGAGTAATTCAATTTCTGCATGCGTAGGAAGCATTGGCGTGATGATGTCTTTTGCAGATAATCAAAAATATTTAGAAGAAAAAGGAATTGTCTTTCACGAAATATACGCTCCCCAAAGTGAGCACAAGAATTTAGCATTTAAACTGGCTAGAGAAGGAAAGTATGAAATGATTAAAGAAGAATACCTTTCTCCTACGGCTAAACGCTTTCAGGCAGATGTACGCGCAGCTCGTCCAAACCTTAAGGAAGAAGTAGGCGTGCTAACCGGTAAAACATTTGGAGCGGAAGAAGCTAAAGAATACGGCATGATAGACAGTGTCGGCAGCCTAAAAAAGGCAATAGATATGGTCATGATGCTTTCAGAACTTAAATATTAACCCTAAATAGAAGTACCCATGAAACGATTAGCCAGTACAATTAGTTTTCTGTATGCGCTGCTAGGTATTAGCGCATTACCGAAAGAAGAAGGAAAGCTCGCCTTTGATGAAGAGCAGAAGCAAAAAATAACAGAAGCCCTTGGAGAAAAGGACTATTCGCTTTTGGTTGCAAGAATAAACAAAGAGCTGAAAAGCGAAGTAGACAGCAAAGCTGAAAAGGATGCACTTAAAGACCAGATTGCAGCTGCAAGAGCAGAATTCCGTTCTTCTCTAGAAGGTTCTGGATACACAGAAGAAGAGATTGCAGAAATGGCAGGCGAAGGTTCTAATTCAGATTTAGGACAACATTCAGCAAAACCAGATTCTGTTGAGCCTAATGCAGCTCTAGATAGTCTAGTTGCTGATTTTACGGCATACCGCAAAAAAACGGATGCAATGATAAAAAAACTGGTTGAAGAAGAAGAGCCAGATAAACATAAAAATGCTAAAAATATGAATTTAGGCATAGCACATAGTGCTACTCACTTGTTTGCGCAGAACTCCGCTGTTATGGCGTTTGATGGGCGTAACTGGAACAGAAGAGCAGCCGGTATTTCTAAGACGAAAACCGACTGGAATGGCACTGCAGGTAAAGTAAATGTTGAGAAATTAAACGGTGATGTAGATTTATACTTTCGTGAAAATCCTTCAACTATAGATAGCTTGCATAGAGATATGTTGGAGCTTCCTTCATTTTGGCCAAGACGTATAAATGTATCTGATCAAGTTGCTGACGGTAGAATAGTTTCTGATGAAGTTACTCAGGTTAGAAAATTGCCTTGGTTAGCAAAAAACAAACAAAAGATTCAGCCAGAAGTACGTAAAGTATTTCCAGTCTCTATTGATGTTGAATGGACAGGAAACGACTTACAAAGTTTAGAAGAGTCTTGGTTAAATAGATTTGTAGATAATGGTAGTGGTCCTTACAAGATGGCATTTGTTCAATTCTTAGTTTCAGAGCTAATGAAGAAAGCTAGAAACGAAGATCGGATTTCTTCTGTAAAAGGGGTACACGTAGAAACTCCAGACAACGCTACCGTTGCAGGAAGATTCATAAACAGACAAGATGGTTTGTTGTACCAGTTGTTTAGAGCGGTGTATGCAGATAAAAAAGTAAAAGTTCCTTCTTTAGGCTTACCAACTGCTGAAAACATTGTTGATTATGTAGAAGCTACTGTACGTGAAAATCTTACTGAAGAAATCAGAGAGAATACAGACTTAGTTTATTACATGGAGCCTGATCACATCAAGCTTTATAGAACACGTAAAAAAGAGTTGTTTGGAAATTACAAGACCACCACTACCGCAGATTATGACACTATAGAAAATTACACTAACATTAGAATGGTACCATTACATGATTTAGCCGGAACAAATGTGCATTTTATCACTTTTGATGATAATATTGAAATCTTAGAGAACCTGCCAAATGAAAAATCTATCTTAACTTTTCAAATGTTACGACGTATGATTTATGGTCATGGAGATTATAAATATGGTGTAGGCTTTAAGCATTTAGGCACAGAAGTAGAAGAAGGAGACCCGGATGCTTTTAAGGTGCAAAGTGTATGGACTAATGGAGTTTTCCCATTTAAGAAAGATTTCTTTATTCCGTTTTTTGACAATGCAACTGGTAAGTTGGTGGTTAAGTACAGTAACTTGGTTATTCAGTCGGGTTTTGAAACTAACATTACTGCCTTAGACAAAACCAATTTGTTTGAAGGACAGATTGTAAAGATAAAAGGAAATACAAGCGGTGTTACTGCTTCCTTGGTACACAATACTACTTTTATCTTGGCAGGTGATGCTAACTTTGATTTATCTAGTGGCGGAACAATTACGCTAGTTGTAGACGCGGCTCTTAATTTGAAGGAGCTAAGCAGAACTACAGCACCAGCAATTAATGCGGCAGAAATACACGAATTTAGCGGTGCAGTAATAGATGTGAAGGACGGGTTGAATCAAGCCTTTAACGGATCAGCTACTACCGTAACTGGTATTGAGAATGGTAACTATAACCAAAAGTTGACCATTACTAACGTAACAGCCCCAACTGCAAATTTAACGGTAAGCAACGTAGTTGGAAATATAGCAGTAGCATCTAATGCAGTAATTAAGGCGGGAGATGAGTTAGTGCTGATTTTTGTAGATGGCGTGTGGGTTGAGTATTCTCGAACCATAGCCTAGAAATTTCACTAAGGCGGTTTACACAATCGCCTTAGTTTTTTTTGATTTTAAATAATATTTTTAAACAATAATTTTATCATGGAAGTTTTAGATAAAAAACGAAACACCTCTAGTCCTGGAGGACCACAGCCAAAGCAGAATTACATTACTGTAATTAAGTTACAGGACTTGCTGCAAATCCCTACTCCAAATGCAAAAGGAATTTTGCACGAAGGTATATTTCAGCTAAAAACAGGAACTGAGCCTTTAAGCTTATATAACACCCCTAGTTTTCAAGACCTAAGTTTTGAAAGTGATGGAGAAGAAGATGCAGCACTTATTAATAAGACATTTGCTATTCGTTACCCAGGAGACCATTTGGAGATTAGAGAATTTGTTCACGCAAGACAAGACATTGAAGTAATTGTATTATTCGGTTCTTGCAGTGGGCAGAGAAAAACCATTCTTGGACGTGATTGTGCAGCAATGAAAATGCGTGCCAACTTGGTAAGCAATAATGAAAGTACGCATTATGAGCTTACTTTTAGCAATATGAATAATGACAATATTGTTCCTGGCTTTTACGATGGACCAGACCCGGTGTCTACTCCATTTGTAGCGCCAACTGTTGCTTTAGCCTTGACTATTGCAAATGGGGTATTGGTACAATTGCCTTCTTCTGCAACCGCAGAAGCGGTAAGTGTTGCAAGTACAGATTTAACTGCTGGAACATTTGTTTCTGTTCTTGGTGGTGGTGGTGCAGACCCTGCTGTTATTTCAGACGGAGCTGCAACTGCCGGAACATTTATCCTGAAAGATGGTGTTTCCTTCATTGGTTTAGATGGAGCGAGAATACTCTTTGAAGTATTTGAAAACGCTACTACAACTTTCTTTATTGAGCGAAGTAGAGCATAGATTTTTTGTGATTTGTTTGAAAAGCCTCTTTGTAATGAAGGGGCTTTTTTTGTAGTGTCACATCCTGAGGATTGATGTCTACTTACTTTAGATGCGATTAATCAAATTAAACCCATAGTTATGGATAAGAAAAAAGTAATTAACAAAATTAAAGATGCCGAATTGAACGAAAGACAACGTTTCTCTGCCTTAATTCCTGCGCTTAGTTCTGCGCCAAGAAAGAATCTTTCTCTCACTGCGCATTACAACAGATCAGGATTTTCAAAAGACCGCTTAAAGTCTTTGATTTACGATGTGCAAAAGGCTTGGAGCATTTCTGATGCAGAATTGCGTAATGCAGTTTTTGTAGTGAAAAAAGGAAAAAAGGCTAAAAAAAGCAAAAAAGCAGATTTAGGTAAAGAAGATGAAACTCAAACTGAGGAAGAAAAAGCAAACGCCTTACAGCAAGCTAATGAAGAACTGAAAGCCTTGGACTTAGAAAAAGCAGGCTACCACGAATTTAAAGGCTTGGCTTTTACGTTGGCAAAGCTGCTTGATGTGGAGTTGCAAGACAAAACAAGTGCAACCCTGAGCGCTTTCTTAGCTGAACAAAAAAAAAGTTTGGAGCAAGGGGAGTAAGAGAGCTGTTTCCTTTTTTAGCGGACAAAGATTGTCCTGACAAATTGAAGATTCTGGTGGCTGATATGATTACCAGTTACATCACAGTCAATAATAACAGAACGAAGCTCGTAGATGATTTTGAAAAGCCGGTATTAAGTAATGCAGATTTGTTTGAATTAGCCAAAGAGACCATTAAAGCTTACAACGAGGATCAAGACGCATTTGCCGAGCTTCTGTTTTATAGGGATAACGGAAAGCTTTTAAAAAAGCATTCCATTTTTGACCAGGAGAATTTGCAGGAAGAAGTAGACCATATGAAAGATTTAGATTTGTACAAAGCGTATAAGAATCTAGGGTCAAAATTATCACGCCTTCGCAAGAAACTAAAAACGGAAGCTTCAAAAGAAGTAGAGCGTTTAATTTGTCTTACTTCAACAAAAAGAGAAATGATTAAAGCAAAGTTAGATGAAAAACAAATTCTTTGATATTTCAGGAAAGCAGCAAGCAGAAGAGCAAAAGGTTTCTTCTGTTTTCAAATCAAAGTACATCAATAAGCATTTTCAAAAGATAGCTTATTTGCACAAAGATTTGTTAAGGCTTCCTACTGATGAAGAGTTCTTTTTTTTGCAGACAGACAATTCATTTAACGCTTTTACATTTATACCTTTTATAGCGCAACATCAAAGCATAGAACACTTGCAGATTTGCACCTATTCTATCAGCAGACGTGTAATTGATGCTTTGCTAGAGCTGCACGATAAAGGCTACGCAGAACGCATTACGTTAATGATTTCAGATTCGTTAATTAAAAGAAATCCGACTACGGTAGATTTGTTGGCAGCACAAGTGCATTCCAGACCAAATTTTGAGGTTCAGTTTTCTTGGAGTCATGCAAAAGTTAGCTTAATTAAAACAAAAAATCAGTATTTTGGCATAGAAGGTTCAGGAAATCATTCAGAGAATGCCTTTTATGAGCAATATGTATTTTATAATTCAAAAGACACCTATGAATTCAGAAGCAAACTCTTTAGTGAGGTTCAAATCCGAGCTAAGGCTATCGGAGGAACAGTACAGCCAAATTGAAACATTAGCCGCAACAAACTTCGCTCCCAGAAATATAGCCAAATACTTAGATGTAAATCTAAAGCTGTTTATGCTAGAGTGGAATGATAAAGATACCTTGGTTCGGCATCATTACGATAGAGGCATTTTACAAAGTCAATTCGCTATTTCCAACAGTCTGAAAGGATTGGCAGACAAGGGAAATATTACGGCAGTTCAAGAGTTCAAAAAGCTTCAGCTAGAAAACGAAATCGAAAACTTAAAAACACAATTTTTCAACAATGAATATTGAAGATTTAACACTAGAAGATATACAAGATTTTGTGGCGAATGGCGCACGAGATGAAGCACCTCCAGAGGTGGTGGAGCTACTTTCTATTTTAGAAAAAATTCACGGAATGTATTTGCGGTGGAATTCTAGGGATTTTATATTGAAGCATTTGCAAAAAGTAGATGGCATGTCTTACTACTTAGCAGGAAAGTACCACGACATGACCATGGAATACTTTTTTTGCGATAGAGCAGTTTCTAAATCTGCACACCGTAATAGACTAGCCGAGAAAATGGAGAAAGCTATTACTTTAGGGCTTAAAATGGCTAAATCTGCTAAGGATGTGGTGATGATTGTTTCCAAACTAAAAGACATAGCAGACGTCCTAGAGTTAAACAAAAGTGATGCCTTAGAATTCCCTGAAGAATTACTACAGAAACCCTATAAAATGTACACTGTTGATGCTTCAATTTTGGGCTTACCTGAGCCAGATGCGTACAAATTAGCACGTTTTATAGACGAATATCCCGAACTTACAGAAAAAGAGCGTATTTCCTTACGTGAAGAAGCTGGACTACTCCCCTTCAAACTAATTAAAGAAGATGCACAAAACCCAAGGTTACAAAGCGAATAACACAGAAAACAGGTACGCAACTGTCATTAAGCAAGTAGTAGATATTGCCAAGCCACAACATTTGAAATTAGTTGCTGGGCGTGGTACTTCCAAAACTACAGACATACTTGCAGAACGCATTATTGATGTTTGCTACGAAATGCCAAGAGCTCGTTTCTGTATTGTTGCCGACACCTACACCAACGCCTTAGAAAATGTAGTACCTTCTATTTTGGAAGGGTTCAACAGAAAAGGTTGGATGGAAGGAATACACTATGTTACCGATGTAGCTCCGCCAGACCATTTTCAGAAAAACTACAAGCCAGTCTTGAAGTACAAACATACTATTTCTACTTTCTTAGGAAACTTAATCAAAATAGGTTCGTTGGATCAAGTAAGTTCTGTGGCGGGTGATTCTTATCAGCATGTATTTGGAGATGAAAGCAAATATCTCAAGCAAAAAAAACTAAATAAATTAATGCCTGCTTTGCGTGGTTTTCCGCACGCTTCTACTTCTCCTTATTATTTAGGAACTTCCTTCACGACCGATATGCCAAACGTAACTATGGGCGATGAAGATTGGATTTTGAAGGGTGCAAAAGAAATGGACCAAGAGAAGTTTATTTTAGCCTTGCAAGTTGGACTGAAAGTAAACAAAATTAGAATTGAAATAAAACAAGCTCACGACAAAGGGCATCATGACAAAGTGAAGCTCTTGCAAAAGAATTTGATACGCTGGATGGAGCGGCACAACAGAGTAAGAAAAGATCTCACCTTTTTTTACATTGTTTCTTCTTTGGCAAATGCTACCGTTTTGGGTGCAGATTATTTTTTCAACTCATTAAAAGATTTAGGAGAGGAAGAGGCAAAAGCTTCAATTCTTAGTTTCAAACCTAGCATTGAGAAAGGAGAAAAATTCTACATTAATCTTAATGAAACGCATTTCTATTCCGATGGTGTAAACAATAGTGTCTATAAGAATGTGAAGCTCAGCGATAAGTTTCAAGCTACTTCTTTAGCTTTGCGTTATCTGAACCACAAAAAGGCACTAGATGGCGGAATGGATTTCGGAAATCAAACATCATTGGTAATTGGGCAGGAAGCTGGAAAGCAATACCGGTTATTGAAAGAGTTTGTTGCCTTAGCTCCTGAATCTTCTAAGGAACTGGCGGAGGAGTTTATCAACTTCTTTAGAGATCATCAAGAAAAAACTTTGTATTTGTATTATGACCGTGCAGGAAACCAGTATCAGCAAATTAAGAAAGATTTTGCTACTGAAATAAAAAAGCACATCGAAGAAGATGAAAACGGAAAACGAACTGGTTGGAGTGTGGTCTTAATGAGTAGAAACCAAGCTACCATTTACCAAGAAGAAGAATACTTATTTATGAAGAAGGTCATGGGTAACTATTACAAAGGCCTTCCAGAACTCCTTATTGATGAATTGCAATGTCCAAACCTAAAGAGCAGCTTGGAACTAGCAAAAACAAAAATTACCAAAAATGAAAAAGGAAATACGGTGATTAAGAAGGATAAATCTTCAGAGCAATTGCCATTAAAACAGTTGCCAAAATACTCTACCAATTTCTCTGATGCGTTTAAATATCTGCTTTTCCGTAAGAATTGGGTTAAGATAAGCAGAGGCAAATCTATATATGCAGGTGGTGCTCCTGAAATCTTTTAAAAGTTAATAGTTTGTTAAAAACTCTAACATATAGGAATGTATGTTATATATTTGTAGTGTGCAAGGAATTAACCGGCACAGTAAAGAATAGAAATTATGCAAGCTATATTTTTAACAAAAGAAAAAGGAATTGAATTATTAAAAGAAGGTAACTCATTAACAGCTCACAAATCCAATATGGATACTTTACGTATGGAAGAAGGGCAAATAACATGGATGGGTAGACATGATCAAGGTCCTACTTTTTTAGAAGAGGCTGCGGCTAAAAGTTTATTTAGAGGGAGAAAATGGTATGTAAATTTGCATTAAATTAAGATTATAACAAGGATTGAAAAATTAAATATAATAATGAAAATAAAAAACTATAAACAATTCACCGAGAACATCAAGGATCAATCTGCAAAACAAAGAATATCCCTAAATA